ATGGCAAAGCACATGACCCAAGATGACCGCAAGACGCTGGAAGCCCGGTACAATGCCGGGCAGAGCGTGGCGGGGATTGCAAGGGCGATGCAGTTCAACTACTCGACCATCTACAAGGAACTGAAGCGCGGCGACACCGGCAAGATGGACGCCAATGGCCGCGCCGGGTACAGCGCAGCGCTGGGACAGCAGCGTTTGTACAACAAGAAGCAGCAGCTCAGGTATTGGGCTGACCGCCCGGCGGAGTAAAAAGGATGGGAGAAGTATTCAAGCTGAACCATTGCTACAACGTGGACTGCGTTCCGGCAATGGAACTGTTCCCGGACAATTATTTTGACCTGGCCGTTGTAGATGCGCCCCGGAACAGCACCGAACTGACTTCCCATGAAATCGGTGTGCTGCTGCTCCGGGAGAAGTACATCCTGGACAAGATCAAGGAATACCAGCAGCTGCCGCCTGACCAGCTGATAACGTCCAGCGTCACCGATATGCGCGTACCCGGCGGACGGGGCAAGCGGAAGCGGGACGGCGCGAACCAGCGAATCGGTATGTACCAGAAAGAAACCCCGGCACAGCGCATCCTGCAATTACAGGAAGCGCTGAACAAGATCCATGGTCGCATCCTGTCGGCGGCAGCCCAGATGCAGAAGAACGAGATGGACCGGCTGCATCTGGAAACCGAACAGCAGCGGCTTGAACTGCTGAAGATCCGGGCAACGGGAGAGATACCCGACAAGGACGGTGACGAGGATGCCTCTGTATACGAGTAAGGCTGTCGGCGAATGGCTGGGCATCACTGACCGGCAGGTGCGAAACCTGCGGGATCAGGGCGTATTGTCCGAAGTCCGCCCCGGCGTCTTTGACATGAAGGTCTGCGTCCGGCAATACCTGAAATTCAAGATCGGCGGCAAAGACGGCCAAGCCCGCCTTGTGGCTGCCCGCGCCGAGCGGGAGGAAACCCGCGGCAAGATCGAGAAAATGCGGATGGAGGAAGCCCAAGGCGACCTGCACCGCACCGAGGAAGTAGAACACGCCCTCAAAACCATCTTTGCCAACTTCAAGAACCGGCTGGAAACCATCCCGACCAAGTACGCAAGCACCATGGCGCAGCTGACCGACCCGGCGGAAGCGCACGATATTCTGCAAAAGGCTGTGCAGGAAGCGCTTGTGGAACTGAGTGACCCGGAAATCGCGCTGGCAGCACCGGAGGAGGAATCCGAAGATGAGCAGGAAGAATAAGTGCCGGCACTGCGTCTGGGGCACCCGGCTAAACGAGATCCAGCAGTTCTGCCCGTTCAAGAGCTGCGTCAAGAAAGGTGGCAGCGAACATGGCGATGATCCACCTGGAACCGCAGACGGCGGAGATGTTCAGCCGGGCACTGGGAGCGCTGAAACCGCCCCCGAATCTGACCCTTAGCCAGTGGGCGGACAACTACCGGCGCTTGTCGGCGGAAGCCTCTGCGGCGCAAGGGCGCTGGAACACAGACCACGCGCCATTTCAGCGGGAGATCATGAATGCCATCGGAGATGTGCATATCCGCAAGGTGGTAGCCATGATGTGTGCCCAGTCCGGCAAGACGGACGGCCTGATCCTGAACACCATCGGATATTACATGAGCTACTACCCCGCCCCCATCATGATCGTGCAGCCTACGGTGAATCTGGGCGAAAGTTTCAGCAAAGACCGCTTGGCGACCATGATCCGGGACACGCCGGTGCTCCGTGGCCTTGTGGACAACAAGAGCCGCTATTCCGGTAACACGATCATGAAGAAAAACTTTGCCGGGGGACAGTTGACCATTGTTGGCGCAAATGCCCCGACAGACCTCCGCGGCCGCCCCATCAAGGTACTGCTGGCGGACGAGGTGGACGCTTACAAGGCAAGCGCCGGCAAAGAGGGCGACCCGGTCATGCTGGCCGAGCAGCGCCAAACGACCTACTGGGATTACAAGACGGTGCTGGTATCCACCCCAACCACCAAAAACAATAGCCGCATTTTGGACGAGTTCAACGCATCCACACAAGAAGAGTGGACGGTGCCTTGCCCGAACTGCGGCTTTTATCAACCCTTTGTGTGGGACAACATGGTATTCGACAAGGACAACTGGACGGCGGGCGGTGCGCAGTACCGCTGCGCCGAGTGCGGCTGTCTGGACAATGAATACCGCTGGAAGAAGAACAGCCTGAAAGGCAAATGGCACGCAGAGCACCCAGAGCGCCCCGTGAGAGGCTTTCACATGAACAAGATAGGTTCTACCCTTTGCGGGTGGGACAAGATCGTGGAGGACTTCATAGCGGCGGATATGGACGCGAAGCGCGGCGACTATGAAAAAATGCAGGTGTTTGTGAACACTGACCTTGGCTTGCCGTGGGAAGAACCGGGCGAAACGGTGGAGGCAAACAACCTGCTGGATCGCCGCGAGTTCTACGAGGCCGAGGTGCCGGACGGCGTGGTGTACCTGACAGCCGGTGTCGATACGCAGGACAACCGCTTTGAGGCGGAAGTCGTGGGCTGGGGCATCGGCAAGGAAAGCTGGGGCATCCGGTATCAGCGCATCTACGGCGACCTGAAACGTGGGCAGGTCTGGGCAGATCTGGACGATTTCCTATCAAAGACTTGGAAAAAGAAGGACGGCACGGAACTGTCCCTACGGTGCGTCTGCATGGACAGCGGCGGCCACTTCCCGGATCAGGTCATCCGCTTCTGCAAAGAGCGCGAGGAACGGCACATCTGGCCCATCAAAGGCCGTGGCGGTATGGACGTACCCTACCTGCGCAACCCCACGAAGAACAACCGCGTGGGCGGTGAGCTGTTCACGCTGGGCGTTGATACCGGCAAGAACCATGTCCTTGCCCGGCTGAAGGTGCTTATCAAAGGCCCGAACTACTGCCACTTTCCGGCGGCAGAGGATGCCGGGTATGACGAAAACTATTTCAAGATGCTTACTGCGGAACACAAGGTCACGCGCTGGAAGTCCGGCCGCAAAGTGGAGCGGTGGGAACTGAAAGACCCGGCGCAGAAACGTAACGAAGCGTTTGACGTTCGGAACTACGCAACGGCGGCGCTGGAAATCAGCAATCCCCCCGGTTTGGAGATCCCCGGCGAGGAAGCGCCCCGCCAGACCGCACCGCGCCAGTACCGCAGAAGAAGATCAGGAGGTATCTAAACAATGCCGATCATTTCAAAAGAAGATGCACAGCGGCACCTTGATATGTGGCTGGAAGCGGAAGCTGCCGTTTCGACGGGGCAAAGCTACCAGATCGAGCAGATGATGCTGACCCGTGCCAGCTTGAAACAGATTCGGGAGAGCATCATCTTCTGGGAAAAGAAAGTAGCCGAAGCGGAAGCAGAAGAAAAAGGCCGGGGCAGAAACCGAATCTACCACTTCTCGCCGCATGATGTGTAAGGACGGTGGACTACATGGCAAATATTCTGGATAAAGCCATTGCGGCAATCAGCCCTGAAAAAGGGTATCGCCGCGCTGTGGCACGCTCTGCACTGTCCGTCATGAACAACGGCACCGGCTACGGAAACTACGGAGCAAGCCGCATTTCCCGCGCTATGCGCAGCTGGCACGTTGGCGGCGGCAGCGCAAAAGAGGATATCGAAGATAATCTTGATATTCTGCGCAAACGGAGCCGGGATGCTTATATGGGCATCCCTCTGGCAACGGGTGCCATCAAGACCCTGCGCACCAACGTGGTGGGCAGCGGCCTTGTGCCGACCCCGCAGGTGGATGCGGACTATCTGCACTTGAACGAGGAACAGGCAGACAGATTGCAGGCGCAGATCTCCCGCGAATTTGGACTTTGGGCGGACAGCACCCTTTGCGATGCTGCCGGCATGGATAACTTCTGGCGGCTGCAGACGCTGGCGTTCACTAGTTTCCTGATGAACGGCGATGCGTTTGCGGTGGTGCAGTTCAGCGAACATCCGCACTGGCCGTATGCTCTGCGGCTGCGCCTGATCGAGGCTGATCTGATTTGCAGCCCTGACCGCACGGACATAATGGCACCCTGCACGATAGACAAGCATGACGTGTTCCAGATCGTGCAGGGCGTGGAAACGAACCGGGACGGCGCGGTGGTGGCGTACTGGATAGCAAGCCGGCATCCGCTGGCTTACGACAGCACGGTGCCGCTGACATGGACGCGGGTAGAAGCCAGCGACCCCGAAACGGGAGAACCGAACATCCTGTGCGTCACACAGAGGGAGCGTGCCGGGCAGCGGCGCGGCGTGCCCTTGCTGGCCCCGGTGCTGCCCACGCTGAAACAGATGGGCAGATACACAGAAGCAGAGCTGGCGGCGGCCATCGTGGCATCGTCCATCACGCTGTTTATCAAGCATGAAAACCCGACCAGTCAGGCACCGTTCGGCGAGGAACCGGCGGATAAGGCGGAGGACCCGAACACCCCGCCCGATGAACTGGGTATCGACCTTGCGCCGAGCGCGGTGTTCGACCTTGCACCGGGAGAGGATACGAGCGTATTCGACCCGAAGCACCCGACCACAACCTACGACGGCTTCATGACGGCCATGTCCAATCAGGTAGCGACCGGCGTAGAGATCCCCAGTGAGGTGCTTTACAAGAAATTCAGTTCCAACTACTCTGCAAGCCGCGGCGCACTGAACGAGTTCTGGCGCACCTGCGGTGTGCTGCGGGATAGCTTTGCGGCGGACTTCTGCCAGCCTGCCTACGAGAAGTGGTTTGCCGAGGCAGTAGCCCGTGGGCGCATCAATGCGCCCGGCTTCTTTGACGACCCGGCTGTGGCGAAAGCTTACATGGGCTGCACATGGAACGGTCCTGCACGCACCAATCTGGATGCCAAGAAAGAGATCGAGGCGGCGATTCTGCGCGTTCAGCAGGGCATCAGCACCAATGAGCAGGAAACTGCACAGATGACCGGCGGAAGCTGGCGGGCAAACATGAGGCAGCGCAAGAGCGAAATGGAAAAAATGAAGGAGGTAGGGCTAAATGAGCAAACCCAATTCCCAGACGAACCAGAAGATGACAAATGATAAGTTCTGGCAGTTCCGCAATCTGGCTGACGATGACCAGAAAGCGGAACTGTTGCTTTACGGCGATATTTCCGAGCGCAGCTGGTGGGAAGATGCCGCGACCCCGAAACGGTTTGCGGATGACCTTGCCGCCCTGGGCGATGTGAAGGAAATCACCGTGTACATCAACTCCGGTGGAGGTGATGTGTTTGCAGCACAGGCTATTGGCAATATGCTGGAACGCAACGCGGCCACTGTGACCGCCCACATCGACGGCCTGTGCGCCAGCGCGGCAACCATTGTTGCCTGCCACGCAGACAAGGTGGTGGCGGCGGCAGACGGCAGCTACATGGTGCATCCGGTCAGTATGGGTGTCTGCGATTACCTGACCGCAGAGGATCTCAACAACTGCCTGAAGGCGCTGGAAACCATCCGCAGTAGCATCGTCACTCTGTACGCCAAGAAGTCCGGCAAGACCGAGGACGAATGCGCCAAGTGGATGGATGAAACGAACTGGTGGACGGCAACGGAAGCCAAGGAGAAGGGCTTTGTGGACGAGGTGGACGACGAAGCGAACGATTCTGTTGTGGAGAACCGCAACGGCATCTTGTTCGTCAACAGCATCAGCATGAACACCCCGTTCAACAAAGCACCGAACTTTGTCAGAAGCCGGGTGGTGGATAAGACCACGGCCCAGCCTGAAAATACACCCCCGGCGGATCAGTCGGGGAACAAAACCCATGGGGAGGTAACAGACATGGACATTAAGGACATCAAGACCGTGGACGATCTCCGCAAGGCGTGCCCGGATATGGTAGCCAAGATCGAGACCGAGGCTATCAATGCCGAGCGCACCCGCATTCAGGAAATCGAAAATGCCACTCTGCCCGGCGCGGAGGATGAAGCGAATGAGGCGAAGTTTGTGAAGCCCATTGATTCCGCATCCTTTGCGAAGGCCGTCATTGCCAGCATGAAGGCAAAGCAGCAGAAGCAGAGCAAGGATTACCTGGACAAGGCAAAGGCCAACGCCCAGACTTCCGGCGCGAACAACATCACCAATCCGCCGCCCGCCAACCCGGAGCCGGAGAAGGCACAGGAAAAGAGCCTGATGAACGCAATCCACAAGATGAACGGCGTGAAGTAAGGAGGACAAGGTTATGAGCATGGATTTGGAAAGAAAGATCTATTCCACCGCCCCGGAGCATTTTATTGCCGGCACGAACATCGGCATCGCAAAGGCCACCAAAAAAGCCAGCGCAGCAGTTGAGGCACACGCCCCGGTGCTGCTGACAGATGGCAAGGTGAAGCCCATCGCCAAGGTGGACGGCAGTAATCCGCTGTCCGTTACTGGGCTGTACGGCATCACCGCAGACAGCGCAGCGGCAGACGAGGAAGTACCCATCTATCTGACGGGTGAGTTTTTCGCCGACGGTCTGGCACTGCCTGAGGGCGTAAAAGCAGCAGACGTTGAAGTTGCTCTGCGCAATCTGGGCATCTTCCTGAAGTGAGTAGGAGGTAACAACAACTATGGCTAACGAAATCAGTATCTATGAGCCTCGGTATCTGGCCGAGGTCGTGCGCACCACTCCCCCGGTACGCACTTTCTTCCTGGACAACTATTTCACCAACGTCAAGACCTTTGCCACCAAGAGCGTGGACATCGACGTGGTGAAGGGCGACCGCCGCATGGCTTCCTTCGTGCATCCTCTGGTCGGCGGCCAGGTACTCAAGAATGAGGGCTACCAGACTGAGAGTTTTACTCCGCCCCTGATTAACCCTATGACCGTCACCACCGCAAACGACGCTTTGGAGCGTATGCCGGGCGAGGATCTGTATTCCGGCATGACCCCCGAAGAACGCGCCGCCAAGCAGCTGATCGAGGACTACCAGCGTCTGAACGATGCTGCAACCCGCCGCGAGGAGTGGATGGCAGTGCGCACCATCATGGACGGACAGATTCCTGTCGTCGGCCCCGGCGTGAACAAGGTAATCGACTTCGGTTTCACCAACAAGGTGAAGCTGGAAGGTACGAAGAAATGGGGCGCATCTGCCGCTAAGCCTCTGGATGACCTGGAGGACTGGGTGGATCAGGTGCTGGAAAATGGCTTTGCCAACGTGGATCATGTTGTCATGGGCAAGACCGCTCTGCGCAACTTCCTGGCCGACACCAACGTGCAGAATATGCTGGACAACCGCCGCATCGAACTGGGCATCATCAACCCCAAGGATCTGCCCAACGGCGCACGCTATATCGGCCACCTGAGCAAGCCTAGTCTGGACATCTACACCTACGGTGAGGTTTATCTGGACGACTGGACCGATCCTTCTGCGCCCGTTACCAAGCGGCTGGTGGATGACAATAAGATTGCTCTGCTGCCCTCCAACCCGAACTTCATGCGTGCTTACGGCCTGACTTCCTACATCGACGACAGCAAGCGCACTATCACCGCTCAGACCAACCGCCTGCTGCGCACCTATGTGAAGCATGGTCCTGACCGCATGATCCTTGAGCTGCAGACCAGTCCGCTGACCATCCCCGACAAGGTGGACAGCTGGCTGGTTGCTACCGTCTGCTGATACGGGAAGGAGCGCGGATATGCTGGATGTTGACCAAAACTACGGCACACCGGAAACTCCGAAACCGTTCCCTACGTTCAAAGAATGCGTTGCGCAGGATGTGCAGAACGTGATCTTCAACTCAAACGAGTTTGCGGAAGAACGGTACATAGATGATAAGTTGATGCTCTGTATCACGCAGCACCCCGGCGTACTTGAACGTCCGGCTCACTGGGAGGGCGGAGCAAAGCAATCCTTTGACCAGGGTATGTACAAGGCCGACCTGCTGCTTTTTGTGAAGCAGAAAGACTACGGCCCCATGCCGAAAAGCGGCAAGCAGATTACCTTGGACAAGAAACGGATCTACAACATCAAATCCTGCTCCCTGAAAGCGGGTATGTATCGCATGGAACTGGAAAGGGTGAGGTAAGTTGGCATACTTCCATACCAACTATGACGCTTCCAACCTGACGGTCTCCGTTGATGACGCGGAAGTGACCCGCGCTCTTGGCGTACTGGGAAACAAAACCCCGGCGGCGTTGAAGGTGGCCGTAAACACCACGGCGCGGCAGACGCGCAAGCTGATGCTGACCGAAGTGAAGAAGCGCTACGACCTGAACGCAGCGGGCAGACGCATGATCGAAGATCTGCGTCAGCGCCAGAAGGCCACCAACCGGCGGCCTACCGCTATCCTTGCTATTATGAAGAACGACCCCGGTGCATTCCGGGCAGACCTGGGTTATTTCAGAACCAGCCCCACAAAGCCCTTCATGGGTCCGTCTGTTCGCAATGCACCGCCCGTTTTTCGGGCGCGCGTCCTGAAAGGCAGTCCGATGATTGCTCTGGGCGGCACCAGCGATAAGAGCAAGGGCTTCTTGGTACAGTTCAAGTCGAAGCACATCGGCATGGTACAGCGTCAGCTCGGAGTACCTGCGGATAAGGACTACACGGAGAGCGGAAAGAAACGTTGGAAACCGAACGAGAAGCTGGCAACACTGTCCAGCCCTTCCGGCTCTGCGATGCACCATACCGTGTGGGAGATGCAGGAGCAGACGGTGGAGCAGATGCTGCAGCAGAACACGGAACGGCGCGTCCGGCAACTGATCGCCAATGCAAAACGAAAGGGCGTGATCTGATATGGCTGAAAAAATCACCGGCTATACCAGCGAAATGTGCCAGCAGGCCATGATTGACGAGCTGAAGGAACTGTTCCGGGATATGAAGTTCACGGGGCAGGAAAGCGAAAAACCGCTGAAGATCTTCAAGCAGTTTATCCCGTCCCCGACCGATGATGACGACGATGTGGATACCAATAGATCCAACTTTCCGTGTATCATCGTATCAAGAACGAGCGGCGAGGTGGTGAACGAAAAGGATCCGCAATTGGTCCTTTTGCAGCTTATCATCTGCTGTTATGACCCGGAAACAGACCGGCAGGGATATGAGGATACCGGAAACATCATCGAAGCCATCATGCAGCACTTCAAGCGGAAGCCTGTGTTTGGCGAGGCTTTCAAAGTGGGATATCCCCGCAAATGGGAGCTTTCGGATGATGACATGGACTTCTACTACTGGGGCATCGTCAACCTGATTTGCGAAACGCCCAACACCCTGAAAAACGAAGAAGTGGAGGCTTTGATATGAGCATCGAAAAGACCGAAAAGAAAAGCGAGGCCGTGAAGGAAGCGCAGCCCGTGACGGAAACCACCGGCGCTGCGGCGTACTGTGGACCGACCGTCAAGGGCATTGCCCCGCAGTACACCGTATTCGTGGATGGCCTGCCCGAAAAGCTGAAAGAAAAAGTGGAGCAGGTGCCGTTCCTGAAGGCGCTAATCGTTCCGCTGGACAAGCTCGCAGAAATGCGCGTGAAGATTGAACAGGACGGCACCAGAGAGAACATTCTCTGCAAGAAGGCCGCCGACCTGATGAAGTAAGGAGGATATGACAAATGGCTATTTCTCATGGTTTTAACAAAACCGAGGCCGCAACCAGCGTTTCCGCGCCGGTATCGGTCAACTCTGGCCTTCAGGTCATCGTGGGCACCGCCCCGGTCAACCTGCTGGCTGACCCCGCAGCAGCGGTAAACACTCCGCTGCTGGCGAACACCTTCAAAGAGGCGGCCGCCGCAGTTGGCTACTCTGACGATTTCGCAAAGTATACCCTGTGCGATGCGATCAGCGCAAGCTTTCAGGTGATGGGCGTTGCTCCCGTTGTCCTGATTAACGTTATGGACCCTGCAAAGCACACCACGGAGATGAAAACCAAGAGCGTGCAGGTGAACGACGGCGTTGCCGAAATCGGGGAAACTGGCATTCTGCTGGGCGCTCTGGTGGTGAAGAAGGAAACCACTGCGCTGGTGGCGAATGAGGACTACACCGCCAGTTTCAACGATGACGGCACTGTGAACATTGCCATTGTCACCGGCGGTAAGGGCGACGGCGCTACCACGCTGACCGTGACCGGCTCTATTCTGGATCCCACCAAGGTGACGGCAGCCGACATTGTTGGCGGCGTGAATGCCTCCACCGGCGCGGAAACCGGTCTGGAAGTTGTGCGTCAGGTGTTCCCGAAGCTGGGCATGGTGCCCGGCATTATTCTGGCACCCCGCTTCTCCAAGGATCCTCTGGTGTGCGCTGCCATGCAGGCTAAATGCCGCAAGATCAATGGCGTGTTCGATGCAGTGTGCTACATTGACATCGACAGCAGCACCACCGGTGCAAAGAAGTACACCGATGTGGCCGGGCAGAAGGTGAAGCAGGGCGCTACCTCCCGTGAGGCATACGCCCTGTGGCTGTATGGCAAGATCGGCACCGCAATTTACAGCGGAAGCGCTCTGGCGGCGGCAGCCACCGTGTACAACGACAGTCTGTACAACGACTGCCCGAACGCCAGCCCGTCCAACGTGAGCGTGCCCATCTCCGCAGCTTGTCTGGAAGATGGCACGGAGGTGCTGATGGATCAGGAGCAGGGCAACATCCTGAACGAGCAGGGCGTGGCAACCTTCATCCGCTCCGGCGACTTTGTGGTCTGGGGCAATGAGACCTGCTGCTACCCGAAGAATACCGACCCGAAGGACGCTTTCCTCTGCGTCCGCCGCTTCTTCAACCATACCTGGACGCAGTTTGTTCTGAGCAACCAGAGCAAGCTGGACAAGCCCATGAACAAGAAGCGCCTGCAGTCCATCATCGACAGCGAGAACATGAAGGGCAGCGTGTATGTTTCTACCGAGGTCTGCGCCAGCTACAGCATGAAGGCGGACCCTGACCGCAACACCGCCGCAGAGCTGGTGGCAGGCCATTACAGCTTCTACCAGTATTGCACCCCCTTCCCGCCGTTCAAGCAGATCAACAACACCATGGAGTATGAGGCGGGCGCACTGGCTTCTGCTCTGTCTCTGTAAGGAGGATGAACTATGGCTCTGAATATTTCCAGCGACCTGGTTCCCCAGGTCATCAATGACTACAATGCCTACACCGAAGATGATCTTCTGATCGGTCTGGCAGATGAAGTCACTCTGCCCAAGATCAAGAACAAGACCACGACCGTGAACGGCATGGGCATTGCAGGCGATGTTGATTCGCCTGTGCCCGGCCAGTTTGAATCCATGGAGGCTACGCTGAACTGGAACACCATGTACAGCTTCGCCACCAAGATGATGAACCCCAACAAGAATATCCAGATCACCCTGCGTGCTGCTATGCAGAACGACAACAAGAACGGCGGCTACACCTACAAGGGCCTGCGCGTTGTTCTGGGCGGCCGCCCCAAGGAGCTGGATCCCGGCAAGCTGAAGCGTGCCGACACCATGAGCAGCACCACCACGCTGGAAGTGACCCGCTACCTGATGGAGGTTGACGGCCAGACCGTCATTGACATCGACAAGTTTGCAGGCCGCTACTATGTGGATGGCGAGGATATGCGTGCCGAGATCAACGCTCTGATCTAAAGCCTGATACATGATGAAGTCAGCCGTCCCAAGGGTGGGACGGCTGATTCTTTTTAACGTGAAAGGAAACAGCAATGGAGAATATCGTGAAGTTCGACAAGCCCTACAAGTTTGAGGGCAAGGAGTACGACAGTCTGGATCTGTCCGGCATGGCGAAGATGACCGTGCAGGATCTTGTGGATGTGCAGAAGAAACTTTCCGGCGAACTGGCATCTCTGGCTGCAATGGAGGCTACTACCTCTTTCGCACAGGAAATGGCCGTCAAGGCCACCGGCAAGCCCGTGGAGTTCTTCAAACTCATGCCCCGCGGCAAAATCAAGCTGGTACAGACGGCGGTGCTGAACGCAATGGACAGCAGCCAGAAGGCCGAGGAAGTCAAGGCGCAGCTGAAATCTCATGCCTTGAAATTCGCCGCGCCCTACACCTACGAGGGCAGCGAGAAGAACGAGCTGAAAGGTCAGACCTTTGAAGGCATCGACCTGTCCGGCGTGGGCGAACTGAACACCATGAGCGAATCGACGGCGGAAAACCGTCTGGTGGCTGCTGGCTTTAACCCGGTGAACACTGGCCGCAATTACCTGTACTGCTGCATCATTGCCAGCATGGGCACCGGCTATCCGGTGGATTTCTTTGCTGGTCTGCCGCTGTGCGAGGCGGTAAAGCTGCGCGACGCTGTGGACGCTGATTTTTTCGAGTAAAGGGCGGGGCGAAAGGACTTAGGAAAGCGGCTATCCAGCTGTCCATTGCCACGCACTCCAACATGACCGATTTGCTGCACCTGCCACGGCGGGAACTGGTAAATCTGTGTAACGAGGTGTCGGACGTATGGCGGGAAATGGAGCGTTAGATCTTAGCATCCGCATCATGGGAAAAGTGGATCCATCCCTGACGAAAACCATAAGTCAGGTAAAGGGTCTGACTGGCTCGTTGGCGGGAGAGATGCGAGGCGTAAACTCCCTGGCATCTACGGTCACAAATGTGCTGGGCGTGGTCGGCAAAGCCGGTCTTGCGCTTGGCGCAACGTTGACAGGCGCTGTCGCTGCAGGCATTCAGAAAACCACAAACGAGGCTGTAAAGCTGGAAGCGCAGATGGCACCGGTCATGCGTTATGTGGACGGCCTTGCGGACAGTTCGGGCAAAGCGTCCGACCAGATGTCCGAAAATGGAAAGACCTATGCGCAAAACTATGCCGATATGGAGAACTACATCCAGCGGCTTAGCATGGAGATTCCGAGAACCACGGAACAACTTTCCACCATGAGCGCGGCTCTGGGTCAGTCTGGTAAGGGCGTTGACGAACAGACCACAAGCGGCATCCTGCGCGACACAGCCGTGGCCGCTACGGCTATGGATCTGGAAGACCGGACGGCCGGTGACTATATGGCCAAGTGGGAAGTTTCGTTCACAAAAAAGGACGAGAACGGAAACAAAGTCAATTACAGCCACGATGACGTTATGCGCCTGATGAACCAGATCAACTACCTGGGCGCAAACAATGCGACGACCGCCGCAGAAATCGCATCCAGCGTGAACAAATCGGCTTCTGTTGGCCAGCTGGCCGGTGTGGATCCATCGACTACAGCAGCCATTGCTACGGCAATGCAGGCTACCGGTGTTGACACGGAACGCACTGGTACTACGATTTCCAGAATCTACACCAACATCTCAAAGGGCGATAGCGCAACCAAGGCCCAAAAGGAGATGTGGGCAACGCTGGGATTCTCGGCATCTGGTGTGGCAAAGTCGATGCAGGAGGACGGAACAGGGACGCTGCAGAAAGTCTTTGCGGCTATCAATCAGCTGCCGGACGAAAAGAAGCTGGCCACACTGAACGTTCTGTTTAACCAGTGGGCGGTGGAAGGTGCAGCGAAGGTTACGAATAATCTTGACCTGCTGGAAAAAACGCTTTCTGAAGTGAGCGATGCAAACTACGACAACTACAAAAGCAGTATGGAGCGTGAGTTTGCTATCAACAGCGGGACGCAGGAAAGTCTTGACATCATGCGCACCAATGCCAGAACGGTTCTGATGCAGGACGTCGGTGAGGCTTTCTTGCCCGCCCAAAAGGAACTGACCCGGATCCAGCTGGACTTCTACAAGGAGATCGACGAAAGCCTGCCGGACTTGTCCAACCTGGTAACGTCGGTACTGCCGCTGCTACGCAATGCAGTGAACGGAATCGGGGACGCCGCAAAGGCGGCGCTGCCGTGGATACAGAAAGGCATCGACTACACAGCAGAGCATGGACCGGAAGTGGCGGGAGCCATTACGGCCATTGTTGCGGCGCTGGGAGCCATGAGCCTTGCACCCGCGGCGTACAGCGCCGGAAGCATGCTGCTGTCCACGGTGGGAAACATCGTGATCGGAGGAAAGCCGAGCGGAGCGCCCGGCGGAACTTTCGGCGGCATCACGGTCAGAAACCTGCTGGGTGCATTGACCCCCACAAGCCTGATCCAGAAAACGGTGAGCGGCGCGGCATTTGCCGGGTCGAATGCCGGAATGTTCGCAGAAAATGCAAAGTACGGTGCACAGATGGCTGGCATCGGAGCACAGCAGCCAGCAACGCGCCTGGGCAAGATCAGGCAGACGTTGGACGGCGCTGGTGTGGGCATCTGGGCGACAATGAAGAACTTCAAGGGACTACGCAGCGGAACCAAGAAGGGGCAGACCGGCTTTGTAAATGACGTTCTGGAAGCCAGCACGAACGGCGGTGTGCTCGGTCTGCTGAAAAACTCTGGACCCGGAAAGTACGTCACGGGTGTAGGCAGCGCTATAAGCGCACTGGGCAACACGGCCATCGGCAGCGGATTCGTAAAGGCGGGCGGCGTTGCAAAACAGATCCTGTCCGGCATAGCGGGACCGAAGGGCATCAACTTCCCCGGCATCTTTGCCGGAATGAAATCCTTTGGCGGAGCAACCTTGTCTACGATGGGCGGACTTGGAAAGTCTGCACTCGGAAATATCGGAAAGACCGGAGTGGGGATCCTCGCAAAAACGGGCATCGTGCAGCCAGGCAGAGGTAGAGCACTCTGGCGTATGGCAACCAGCACGGTCGGCATGAACGGTCAGGACGCTCTTGCGCAGATGGGGTATATCTTTAGCCAGACGAAAGGCCCGGCAATTCTGGCGAACGCCAAAAACAAGGTGGTCGGCGGCGCAACAAAGCTGGCAGGCGGTGCAATCGGCACGGTCAAAAACGTTGGTCAGTTCGCTGGCGCGGGGTTGAATGTGCTGGGTTCTACCGTTGGCCCGGTGGCTGCGAAGCTGGGTGGCGGCTTTATGACGTTGCTTGGTATGTTCGGACCGGCTATTACAAGTCTGGGCACGATGGTTGCCGTGGTTTCCATACTGGGAGATCACTTTGAGGATGTCCGCAACATTGTCGGCATGGTATTTGGTGAAGGCGGCCTTGCCGTATTCGACAAGTTTACCGGCAAAATCACGGGCATCGGAGATCTGGCAAAACAGGTGTTTGGGCAACTCTCCACACCGGAGGGCTTACAGAGCATTCAGGAAAAGCTATCCGGTTTCAGCATCGGAGGGCTGAACCTGGGCGATGTGTTTGGCGCAATGACCCCGGCTATCCAGACGGTAATGCCGCTGGTCCAGTCCTTTGTCGGTGTGTTCTCCCAGATCGTGGATCTGGGCACGAACCACATCAAGCCGGTGCTGACGGAGATATTCGGGTTTGTCATCAATGAGGGCATCCCGGCGGTTATACCGCTGCTGTCCACGGTGGTAAGCCTGGTGGGTACCACGCTGGTCAATGCCATCAAGGTGGCTGTGGACATTGTGGGTAAGGTGCTGCCGGTGGTGGAGCCGGTGATCTTGGGCATCATCGGATTTTTGAAGCAGATAGCTACCGTTGGTGTGAAGGCGGTCAACTTCATCATCGGAGCGCTGAACAAGATCCAGCTTAAAATCCCGGAAACGCTGTTCGGCATTCCCGTCCCGGTCATCGGCGGCAAGTCTTTCGGCTTCAACCTCTCGCCCGTGTCCGTACCGGCGTTTGCAAACGGCGGCATGACGAACGGACCGTCCATCGCTGGCGAGGCTGGCACGGAAGCGGTCATCAGCTTCCGGCGCGGTGTCCGGGAGAAGAACGTGGATACATGGCTGACGGCTGGCAAGATGCTGGGCGTTGGTCTGGGCGACCTGCTGGAACTGCCCGGCAGAAAGCCGAAGATGTTTGCAGATGGCGGCTTTACGGACGAAGGCACCAACCTGATCGACTTCCGCAAGGCACAGCGGCAGCAGCGGTTTAACCAGATCGCACAGAGTTTTGGCACTATGTTCCCGTCCGTTGCGGCGGGCATGGTGCTGGGTTCTGACGCTGGCGTAGCGTTCAGCCGCGTAACGGAGTTTGCGAACTATGCGGTGGATGGCTTGGAAGCACTGGCAGCCGTGCAGGCTCCTGCCGTGACGGACGACCAGAGCAAGATCGTCCAGAACGTGAATACCGGAATCGGCAAGGTGGTCACTGGTGCCCAGACCATCCTTGCAAATGAAAATGCTCAGAAGGTCATCCAGTTCATCCGGGGAGCGGACATAGAGAAAGCACAGCTTGAATATGCCGCAAACCCCGACCACTACGACCTGAGCAACGTAGACTTCTTCCCGACAGTCTACGGCACGGGCACGACGGAGCAGGACCTTTCCATGCTGGCAGACCTGCAGGCGTCCCGGCAGAACGTGGTGGAACTGCCGTCCATCGGCGGCGGTGGCACCTCTGGCGGAAACTCCGGCGGCTCTGGCGGCAGCGGGGGCACAAGCTACCAGCGCACCTACACCAGCAGCTCCGGCAACACCTACGTCTATGCGCCGAACTTCACGATCTATGGCGGCATGAGCGCGGACGAACTCCGCGAGCTGCTGGAGGAAGACTATGAGAAGTTCTGCGAGCACATGGAACAGTACGAACATGAAACGAGGCGCAAGAACTATGGCACTTGATTACACAACGAAGTCCGGCGACACATGGGACCTGATTGCGCTGAACGTGTACGGCAGTGAGCTGAAGGCCGACTGGCTGATGCAGAACAACCCTGAACTGATCCACATCGTCCGGTTCGATTCCGGCACTGTGCTGTCAACACCTGAACTGCCTGAAGAAAAGAGCGGCGACCTGCCGCCCTGGAAAGCAGGTGCGTGATGGTACTGACAGCAGTGAGACCCAAAGGCCGTGAGGCGGCGATCCGGCTGAAATACGAAAAAGCTGATATTACAGCCCGGATCGAGAATGATGTGGAGAGCTTTCATTACACGGATGTAGCTGCATCCCGGAGTGACAGCATGAGCATTACCATCAACGCCCGCGACAGCAGATGGAAGAACGCATGGATGCCGGAGAAGGGCGTAAAGCTCTATCCGACCATCGTGGTCAAAAACTGGGAAATCGGCGGTATCGGAAACTACAACCGCGATTACAGCGCCGAGTGCGGCGCTTTTGTGCTGGATGACCTGGACTTTTCAGGTGCCCCGGACACGCTGACCATGGGCGGCGTGGCGAAACCGAACGACAGCAGCTTCAGCGAGAGAAACCGTACATTCACATGGAAGAAAACCAGCGTGAAGAAAATTGCAGAATCCATTGCAGGGCGGTACAAGCTGGAACTGAAGTTTGAAGGCGACGACCACGACATTGATGCAAAGGAGCAGGACGCCACGGACAGCGCGTTTTTGCAAGACCTGTGCAAAGATTACGGCCTGGTCATCAAGGTCTACGCATCGAAGCTGTGGGTGTATGACCGGGAAAAGTACAAGGAAAAAGCGGCGGCCTGGACGGTATACGAAGAGGCGCAGCCGCTGAATCCGAATGCCCTGTGCATCGAACCGGGTAGTTTTAAGTGGAACACCAAACTGACCGGGACGTACACGGGCGGCGTGTATACCTACACCAACAAAAAGAAAAAGATCAACATCAACGTCAAGGTGGGCACGGAAGAACGTCAACTTAAACTCACCAGTAAGGTGAACAGCGAAGCGGATGCGAAGGCAAAACTGGTGGCAGCCATCAAGAACGCCAACCACGGCGCAACGACCATCAGCTTCACGATTCCGGGCTACCCGGCGGGCGCATCGGCGCAGTGCATCAATCTGGTGGGCTATGGAAAAATGGCGGGGAAATACTTTGTTGACGAGATGGAGCACACCTTCTCGCCGTCCGGCGGTTACAAAACGCAGGTCAAGGCCAGCAAAGTGGAAAAGGGGGATTTCACATGAGCAGCGAAGTGCGGCTTGGAAATGTAAGTTCCATTGACTACGAAAATGGTCTGTGTGAAGTAACGTACCCTGACCGGGACGATACCGTGACGGAAATGGTGCCGATGCTCTCAAACCGGGAATATCGGATGCCGGAAGTGGACGATCTGGTGGTGGTGTTGCATCCGGGCGACAGCCCGGAGGACGCTGTGATTCTGGGCACGATCTGGAACGAGAGGATTAAACCTGTCGAGGGCAAGGAGAAGGTATTCCGCAAGGAATACAGCAACGAGGATGGAAAGGCATACCGGAAGTTCGATGCAAACGCAAAGGAACTGCTGGACTTTGTGGACGGGAAGAAGGTTCTGAAAGCCAAGAGCCTGGAAGTCAAGGTTGGCGGCACTACCGTGACCATCAGCGAAAGCGGAAACGTGAAGGTGAGTTCGCCGGCGGGCATCGAGATCAAAGCGTCCGGCGAGTTGAAGTTGAGCGCAACGACGCTGACGGCCAGCGCGGCCACAGTGAATATCACGGGCGGCGGCGGGGATGTGACAGTTTCCGGGAAGTCGCTCGTGAAGCACACGCACACCGGCAACCTCGGAAAACCGACTACTCCGCCGGTGTAAGGAGGCGCAGGAATGTATGTAGGAATTTTTGGCGATGTGGTCTTTTCCGTAGGCCATTTGCGGGTACTCACTCCATCCAACTTCAAGGGAAAAATAGAAGCGAACTGGGCAGAGCATGAAGTGCTGAAAGGCAAAGCGAAGCCGGAGTTCCTCAACCCGAAACTTAGGGAGTATGAGTGCGATATTCTGCTTGATTCCAGCCTTGGCGTGAATCCTAGCCGGATGAAGAACCGGCTGGAAGAGATGGTGGAAAACGGAGAACTGCATTACCTGATTATCGGGTTTGCACCGGTATCAAAGAACAAACTCAGGGTAACAAGCATGAGCGAAAGCTGGGACGTTGTGCTAAGACATGGCCTGCTGATGCAATGCAAGGTGAGCCTGACGTTGAAGGAGTACACATGATCGACATAAGCAGTACGATGCTGGAACTGTCCAACGACAGGGCGACGCAGGAAGAAGCACAGGACGTTGCACGCTGTCTCCGCACGCTGTACTGCACCCCTGTGGGCAGCTTGGAAGGCGACCGCTTGCTTGGCATAGATCCGGGCGTGTTCCTGGACAAGCCGCTTGCGGTGGCAAAGGGTCTTTATGTGGCAGAGATCACGGAAAAGACCGCAGCCTTTGAGCCGCGGGCACGGGTGGTGCGTGTGGACTGGGTGGAGGACGATGCGCTGCACGGAGCAGTAACCCCGAAGGTGGTGTACGAACTTGTCTAAGATCAAAGAATTTGAAAACATCCCCGATATCAGCGTTGATGGCGGGGAAACTCTGGAAGAAGCGACAGCCGAGTGCAAAGCCTTGTTTGAGAAATACAACATGGAACTGTACAACGGCGAAGTGTCGCTGGCACAGTGCGCAGAAGCGCGGATGGTGCTGCTGGTGCTGGCTTATCGTTCTCACCATACGATAGAGTACAGCACGGCTTGCCTGAAAGCGGAACTGCTGCCGACAAGCACCGGGTCGAACCTGGACAACCTTGCACCCATGGTGGGCGTGGAGCGCATGGAGGCGGGCAAGGCGACGGCAGTAGTGCGGTTTACGCTGTCTGCGGTGAGAACCAGCGCTACCAGCATCCCGGAGGGCACGCAGGTGCGCACCGGGGAAAAGCAGTATTTCAAGACCACGAAGTACGCGGAGATCCCGGCGGGCGAGATGTCGGTTGATGTGGAGGTGCTGGCGGACGAGGCGGGCAGCGGGAGTGACGGCATTATTGCCGGAGAGATCAACACGCTGGTTGACCCCATCCCCTACATTGCTTCCGCCCAGAACACATCGACCAGCACCGGCGGAACGGATACGGAAGGCGACGATTCTTTTACCAGACGCATCCACTACGCTCCGTCTATCTTCTCCATTGCAGGACCGGTAGATGCCTATGAGTATTTCACAGAAAGCTGGCGCACCGACGTATCCGGCACCAAGATCATCTGTGAGGAAGGATACACGATCCACATCTACTTCCTGATGGATGGAGGACGGCTGCCGACGGAAGAGGAATGCAGGGGCATGGAGGACTATTTCACAACGGTAAAGAAGCCGATGGGCGATCTGGTGCTCTGCCATGCCCCGCAGGAAGTGCCGTATGACATCAACCTCACCTACTACATTGCGTCCAGCAATATCAAGAACGCCGTGACCATTCAGGAGAATGTGGAAAAGGCGGTGCGGGCGTATGAAACATGGCAGAGGAAGATCGGCAGAGATATCGACCCGGCGGAACTTATCATGCGGGTGCGGGAAGCCGGGGCAAAGCGTCCGAAACTGACGGGGCCCGTTGACACCAAGGTGACGGAAACGCAGGTGGCGAAGCTGAACAGCAAAAAGATCACCTACGGAGGTATCGAAGATGACTGATCTGTGGGGAACCGGACTGATTGAGGGCTTGCCCCCGGCGGTTGCGGATGAACCGTGGGTCCGCATCATGGATAAGGTGTACCGCGAACGGCACCAGCGGGAAATGGAAGCGGCAGAGCTGATCCATATCTACACACAGATCGATTCACAGCCGGAAGAAATTCTGGATGTGCTGGCCGTGCAGTTCAAGGTGGACTGGTACGATTCCAATTATCCGCTGGAAGCCAAGCGCAACATCATCAAGACGGCGCTGGAAGTCCGGCGCTACTACGGCACGGACTGGGCGACCCTGAAAGCAATATCCGCAATCTATCCCCGGTCGGAGATAGAACAGTGGTACGACTACGGCGGGACGCCCGGTCATTTTCGTGTGATCTGCTCTGTGGACGGAGCGCTCATTCCGGTAAAGCGCCGGGAAATCCGGCGAAGCGTGAACATCTACAAACGCATGACCGCCCATCTGGACAGCCTTTACCTGCAAGTGCAGGCAGGGATTGAGATAGAGTGCGAGTTTTCCTCGCTGGTCTACCGGGTGCCCTATGCAAGTGAGACGATGTATGCCGGCACATGGCCGAGAACGACGACCCATGCGGGCATTGCAGATGGAGAAATTGAAGTGGAAACGGAAGGAAGCGCAAATGCGTTCCGGGTGGAAACGGCGGGCACGATCCCGTACCGGACGACCCATGCCGGAATCATGGATGCAGATCTGAACGTGGAAACGGAAAGCACCGCGGCGATGTTGGAAACGCCCTACACCAGCGAAAACCTGCAGGCGGGCACATGGCCGAAGAACACGACCAAGGCGGCGCTGGGCGAAGCCGACATTACGGTGGAAGCGGAGCAGCAGTCTGCCAGGTACAAAGTTGAAACGGCTGGCACTGTCCCGGACAGGACGACGACAGCCGGTATCTACGATACGGATGTGACGATTGAAACGGAAACGGAGGCGCACAACATGGAAGTAGCGATGGCGGGCACAGAAACCTGTGCCAGCAGCATCCCGGCGGTACTGGATGAACCGGTACTCGACGTGGACGTTGAGGTCACTGTTACCAAGTTCAAGGGCAAGCGCAGCGGCGAAAAGCCGTTTGTGCAGTAACGAAGGGAGGTGAAAAGACTATGGCAATGACAAGTTATGCTCTGGGTCTGTACAAGGACTACACCAAAGTCCGTGTGGCGCTTGGCCGGTATAAGGCAGGCAGCACCTACAAGACGGTGCCCATCGACAGCGTGGAGACTTTGAAGGATGGCCGTCTGGCGTTCTTCATGACGATCCCGCCCGGCGATTCCACCGGCAGCACCGTGACGGAGGTTGCGCTGCTGGACACCAGCAAGCAGGTCATGTACACCAAGACGCTGATCGGCAATGAACAGATCGAGTTCGAGGCTGACGACGAAGGCGCACTCCTGCGTGTTGCGCTGAACTTCAGCAGTGCGGACAAGACCGCTGACCAGAGGAACGCAAAGGGATAAGGAGGACACCCTATGTACAATTTCAAAAACTGGGTGGACAGAGTGACCCAGTTCGTGAACCGTTTCAAGGAAACGAACAATTCCGACGGTTCCATCACCCATGAGCGGGTAGATGGTGAAGTGCTGAAAACCGGCACCTCGCAGAGCGCTGCAAACTTCAACAACATGGAGGGCGGCATTCTGGAAAACAGCCTGCTGCTGGCCGAGGTTACCCGCGTGCTGAAAGAGCACGGTCGGGATATCGAGGCTATGACCGGCGAGATGCACCTGGTCTACCTGTACAACACCGCAAAGTACCCGGCAAACAACAGCAAGAAAACCATCGCCCTGAAGCAGCCCCGCAACAACACGGACTACATCGTGGCGGTGCGTGTGGCTTCTGCCGTGATGCCGAACGGCGTGGCGATTGACGGCGACCCGGCGGGAACCGCGGGCAACATCGTCATCACGGACAAGCTGCTCAACGGCTTCAAGCTCGCTTACACCGGCAACGCCAAGGAAGTGACGCTGGAAGTTGAAGTGCAGGGCGGCATGATCCCTGCACCGGAGTATGAGGACGGCGTGGCCCCAACCGGGGAGTAAGGAGCGGACTATGGCAAATGTGATCGTGAAAAGCGATGAACGCATCGCATACGAAGCCCAGGTGGCGGAAAGTTTCGGCTGCCGGGGCAACATCAGCGCAGAGCAGCGGGAGCAGGCGGAGATGATCGCCGCAAAGACCCGCGAGGTCTGCCGTGATAACCACATGAACGGAGGGTATTAAGTTATGATTCAGGTGATCGAGAAGAACGAAGGCACCAAGCTGAACTATGAGGTGGTGGGAACCAAGCTGTTTCTGGGCGATGACGAGATCATGGTGAACCTCGCCAAGTATGAGAAGGACGAGCCTGTGCACATTGACGTTGTGCGCAACTGGGATGGCGCACTGGCTACCTCCATTGGCAAGAGCGACGATCTGTCCTATGCGGCACAGATCGACATTCCCGCCCGCGCTTACATCGAGAAGGTGGAGAAGGTACCCGCCATGGGCGGCGATGGCGAAGCGGAGCAGACAACGAAGGTGCCTGTGAAGTTCGACATTTCCCGCTGCACGCTGACCCTGTGGTCTATCGACTAAGTGAAAGGAGCAAAGAACTATGACTAATTTTGCTGACTTCAAGGCTGCCATTGAGGGGATCTCTGGCGGCAAGAACACCGTTCTGCTGGACAAGTTCGGCCTGCCGTCTGTGGTGGTGCCCATCAACAAGCTGACCTATAAGGACGTGGGCGTGGGTGATGATACCGTGCTGCCCGCATTCAAGCTGGACGGCGTGGAGAAGCCCTACTTCTGCATCGGCAAGTATCACGATACGCTGGTGAACGGCGTGCCCTGCAGCCTGCCCATGCAGACCCCGGCGGTCAATGTGAACTTTGATACTGCGGTGAGCCAGAGCCGCAGCAAGGGCGAGGGCTGGACGCTGGCCACCAATGCCATGTATGCGGCTATCCAGCTGTGGTGCCGCGCCAACGGCTTTATGCCCCGCGGCAACAACAACTACGGCGCTGACCATGCGCACGCATGGGAGAAGGGCACCCCGGCCAACTACGACAGCAACGGCAAAGTGAATCTGACCCTGACCGGCTCTGGTCCTGTGAGCTGGAACCACAACAACGACCTGACCGGCGTGTGCGACCTGAACGGCAATGCGTGGGAGTGGGCTGTCGGCCTGCGCCTGATGGACGGCGAGATCCAGATCATCCAGCACAATGATGCCGCACTGGCCACGGCAGACCTGTCCGCAGCAAGCAGCCTGTGGAAAGCCATCGCCGCAGACGGCAGCCTTGTGGCACCCGGTTCCTCCGGCACCATCAAGCTGGACTGGCGCAGCAACAAGTGGACCTTTGTCACTGATGCGCTGACCGGGCAGAGCGAGGACGGCCACGGCACCGGCTTCACCTCTCTGGCTACCACCCTGTCCGCTGTGCCGCAGATCCTCTACGGCATCGGCGTGTACCCGCAGGAGCCGAACGGTGACTACGGCGGCGATGATCTGTGGGCTATCAACAAGGGCGAACGCGTCCCGGTCCGGGGCGGCAGCTGGTACAACACTTCCGTCGCGGGCGTGTTCAAGCTGTACCTGAGCAATGTGCGTTCCAGCGCCAACGGCACCTTTGGGCGGCGTTCCGCTTTTGTGGGTTCCCTCTGATAAGAGGGGCAAACCGCAAACCGACCGACAGTAAACCGATGGGGCGGCGATAGCCGCCCCTATATTTTGCAGAGCCTGGGAAAATGACATGAACAGTATTGAAAACGAAAAGCTGCAGCAGATGAACACGCCAAACGGAGGCTACCGCCTGAAAGAAGCGGTGAAGGCCATGATAAACTACGGAAGCCCCATACTGGTGCAGTTTCCGAGAGTGGAGAAATACGGCCTTGCAAAGCGTATCCGGGAAACGATGTACGATATGCTGCACCTGTGCAACGTGATCCAGAAGAAATACTACAAGCGCGACACCTTGCGTGAGTTCGATACCCTGCTGCTGGATCTGCGGGATTATCTTGACGAGGCGGCGAACCCCAGACTGTACCCGCAGGGTACGGAACCGAAGAAAAAGCGCAAGAAGCGGGCGGACGGTCAAGCGCCGGAAGCCCCGCCGCAGCCTGTCACCTGCATCACGATGCACCAATACGCAACATGGAGCAAATATACCGGGGCGATCGGCGGAATGATCGGCAATTACATGAAGTATGTGGAGGGCAAGCAGTCCAAATAGGGCTGCTTGCCTTTTTGCATAACCGGGGCCTGACCATCATTTACGCATCCCGATCCGGGGCGGCAGCTGGAACAACACTTCCAACGCGGGCGTGTTCAAGCTGAACCTGAACAATGTGCGTTCCAACGCCAACGGCAACATTGGGCGGCGTTCCGCTTTTCCCCGCCAGATGAATCACAGCTTGCCTGAAAAGATGGGCTGGATTACGCGGGCAAAAGGGGTCAGGATCCGTCGGCAGCGCCGGGGAGCGCTGCACGAAAAATTTGTATTCGCATCAAGGCAGACAGTATACCGGGGAGAATGGCCGGAATATCCCACCGCCCGGTGAATGGTGGGGAGTGGCCGTATATGCCACGGGTGCGGAAGGCTGTGAATGAAAACATACAAAAACATCTTTGTCCAGGTGGTAGCTTTCGACAACCTGATGCTGGCGCACTACCACGCCAGCAAGGGCAAGAAGCACCGGGATGAAGTGCTGATCTTTGAGCAGCGCAAAGCAGAATACTGCATCATCCTGGGAAACCGTCTGGTCAAGCAGACCTATAAGGTAGGGTCGTACCGGATCTTCTGGATCCGGCGGCCTGTGCTGCGCATGGCTATGGCGCTGCACTACCCTGACCGCGTTGTGCAGTGGGGTATCTACCAAGTTGTATTTCCCATATTCGATAAAGGCTTTATTTCGGATAGCTATGCGTGTCGCAAGGGCAAAGGGGCGCACGCAGCGCTGGATCAACTGCAATACTGGATGCGGCAGGCAGACCGAGGCGGTCCGGCCTATACGCTGAAACTGGACGTTTCAAAGTATTTCTACCGGATAGACCACGAGATACTGCTGAAGATCCTGAACAGGAAGATCGCAGACCCGCGCATGATGTGGCTGTTCCGCGTGATCCTGCACAGTGACCAGACGAAGTTTGGACTGCCGGAGGGCATGAGCGCGGACGAAGTGCCGCCAGAGTGCCGGTTAGAGGACACCGGCGTTCCAATCGGAAACCTGACCAGCCAGATGTTCGCCAATATCTACCTCGATGTTCTGGACCAGTATGTGAAGCATACGCTGCACATCCACTGGTACATCCGGTACATGGACGACATTATCATCATCGGGCGCGACAAGCAGGAACTTGCACACATCCGGGACGAGATTGCCGCATTCCTGCGCAGGGAGCTGAATCTTGCTCTGAACCATAAAACCAGCATCCAGCCATTGAAACAGGGCGTGGAATTTGTGGGCGTGAGGGTGTGGCCGACACACCGCCGCCTGCGTCACACCACGATACGCGGCATCAAGCTGCGGCTTTCACAGGTGCTGGCACAGTATGAGGCGAACGAGATCACAGCCGAGAGCGTGGAGCGCACTATTGGCAGCTACCGCGGCGTTCTGAGCCATTGCGAGTGCATGGCGCTGAAACACAAGCTGAACCAGACATACGGGAAATTCTATATCATCAAAAAAGAAAGAGGCGAGCAGAACAATGGCAATCAAAGCATATTCCTATGCGAAGGACGGGAGTAAGGCATTGAGCAAGAACTTCAGCGTGAAGGAGTTCCGGTGTAAGGATGGCAGCGACCCGGTGTTTGTGGACATGGATCTTGTAAAGCTGTTGCAGCAGATCCGTGACCATTTCGGGAAGCCGCTGACCATCACCAGCGCGTTCCGCACGGCCGCCCACAACAAGAACGTCAAGGGCGCTACATACAGCCAGCATTGCTACGGCAAGGCTGCTGACATCCGCGTGCAGGGCGTAAGTGTGGAAGATGTGGCTGATTATGCGGAAACGCTGCTGAAGAACACCGGCGGCATCGGACGCTACCCGGTAAAGAAAGGCCGTCCGGCGGGCTGGGTGCACGTTGATGTGCGCGAAGCAAAGAGCCGCTGGACGCTGTAAGCAGAAACGAGCGGAGGTATCGTTATGGAAATCATGAAATCTTTCCTTATGGCATTCCCTACATGGCTGTCGTTCATCTTCATGGTCGTGGGCATGATCGTCACCGCGCTGTTTGCGGTACGCCTGGGCTACGGTGTGGTTGTTGCCAAGACGGTCTATAAGTGGATCGAGTGGGCAGAAACGAACATCGTGGGCAGCAAGATGGGCGAAGAAAAGAAGAAACGGGTCATTGCAACCCTGCGCGGCTTTACGCCGGACTGGCTGGACTGGGCAATCAACGAGCGCACGCTTGACTGGATCGTGGAAGTTGTGTTCAAGTTCAGCAAGAAAAAGCTGGCAGCCTACATGGAAAAGAAGAATGCTGCCACAACTACCGTAGCACACTTTGGGGAGGACAGGAAAAATGACGGATGAAGAGCTGGAACATCGTCTGACTGATGTTGAAAGCCGGAGCAAAAGCAACACCCATCGTCTGGATGACCTTGAAAGGCTGACGGATGCTGTGAACGGCATGAACACGAACATCAAGCTGACGATCCAACAACTCGAATCGACCAACAAGAGCCTTGAAATTGTGACTGCACAGAACAAGTCGCAAGATGCTAGGCTGGCAGCGCTTGAAAAAGCCCCCGGAGCGCTCGGAAACAAACTGTGGTGGGCGGTAGTAGCCGCCGCAATCGGAGGGTATGTCGGGCGGGTACTCAGCTTCCTGCCAAAGTAACGTGAAATCCCCCACCGGCAGCCTTTATCGGGCCGCTGGTGGGGGATTTTTTGTTTATATGGCAGTTTTGCACAAGGGAACTGTGCAAAGTGTGGAAAGTTTGCAAATTGACAACGGTGTACCGTATATTTTATGATTGATACGAAAAGAAACGCAATAGCAGAAAGGAGGAAAACAATGTGAGAGTGTTCAAGCATTTGACGTTTACGGACAGAATCCGCATTGAAAAGTGGAAGAAGGAGGGAATGAGGACACGAGAGATCGCGGAAAAATTGAGGGTGGACCCGTCCACGGTGTACCGGGAACTGAAAAGGGGCAGCTACGACAGGCTGAACGGCACGACATGGGAACTAATCCCGACATACAGCCCAGACATCGCAGAGCAGAAATACCAAGCGCACCTGCGGGAAAAGGGTCCAAACCTGAAAATCGGCAAAGACCATGAGCTTGCCGCCTACATTGAGCGAACCATTATAGATAAGGATTGCTCCCCGGCAGCAGTGTACGGATACGCACAGGAAGAAGGCAAGACGTTCAAGACGCACATTTCGGTGCCTACTATATATAGTTACATCAAAAAGGGCATTTTCCTGAACCTGACGCAAGAAGAACTGCCGAGAAAAGGAGTGCACAAGAACAAGTACGGCAAGGTGCGCGTAAAAGATCCAGCCCGTGCCCCTGCGGGAGAAAGCATCGAAAAGCGCCCGGAGGAAATCCAGAGCCGAGAAGAGTTTGGACACTGGGAGATGGACACGGTGTACTCTGGCAAAAAGAAAAGCACGGCGGCGCTGCTGGTATTGACGGAGCGCAAGACCAGGAACGAGAACATTATATTGGTCCCGAACCGCCGTGCGGAAACGACCGTGCGGGCTATCAACGCATTGGAGCGGAAGCTGGGCGCAGAGAAATTCGGCATCATCTATAAAAGCATCACGGTGGACAACGGCAGCGAGTTCGCATTGGCGGATCAACTGGAACAGTCCTGCATCACCGAAAGCAAGAGGACGAAAGTGTATTACTGCCACCCGTATTCTTCTTGGGAGCGCGGGAGCAACGAAAACATCAACGCAATGATCCGCCGCAGGCATCCGAAAGGGACGGACTTCTCAAAGGTCACGGCGGCGGAGATCGCAGTCACGGAAAGCTGGATCAATAGTTACCCGCGTAGGATATTAGGGTACAAGAGCGCGGGCACGGTATTTAGAGAGTGTCTGCGAGAACTGGGACTGACGGCATAA